CGCTGCCGGCGGCTATATGGTGGATGCCCACGTCCTGAACCTGTGGGATTGGGCCGCGGCTGAAATGCTGAAGGATACGACCGGCCGTTACATTTTCGGCAATCCGTTCGCGGATAGCGCAACGCCCCGCCTTTGGGGCCGGCGCGTGGTCGATACCGAGGACATGCCGGAAGGCGATTTCCTGACCGGCGGTTTCAAGATGGCCGCGACCTACTATCAGCGCCAGGACATCGAGATCCTGCTTTCGTCGGAAAACCGCGACAATTTCGACAAGAACATGCTGACCGTGCGCGGTGAAAAGCGCGCGGCGCTGGCCGTCAAGCGCCCCCTGGCGCTGTGCTATTACAGCAAGCCCGCGGGCTGATCGCGATGACGGGGGCGCGCGTCCTGCGCGTGCCCCCTGACCCCTGCACCCCCTGATCCGAGAGGAACCCCAATGGCAAAGCTGAAAAGCCTGCGCGCCGCGCGTGGATCTTATGGCCGCGTGGCCGCCAAAGGCATCGTTGATGTGGACGAGGACAAGGCCGCCAAGCTGAAAAAGACGGGGCATTTCGTGGATGCCACGGAAGCCGACATCAAGGCCGCGCAAAAGGCTCAGTCCGCCGCGCTTGCCGTCCGCGTGAAAGGCGTTTCCCCGGGCTTCACGGCCATTCCCGAAAAGCCGGCCGGTGCCGATCGGCTGCAGGCCATGATTGATCGCGGCGACATCAGCGCGGATGATGCCCGCCGGCTGTCGGCCATGCAGATCGAACTGGCCCCCGAGGAAATCCGCGCCCTGATCCAGCGCGATCTGGCCGAGGCCAGCGCACGGATCGAAGCCGATCAGGGCGAACTGGACGCCCGGGCGGCCAAGCTGGATGCGCGCGAAACCGCGCTGGACGATCGCGCCGCCGACCTGGACAGGCGCCAGGCGGATCTGGACGCCGCTGCGCCGGCTGCGCCCGAGGCAAAGGCCACGGATACGGCGGCCGATGACAAGGCCGATGCGGCCGCGCCGGCGGCGGCCGATGACAAGCCGGCCGCACCCAAGAAGGCCGGCAAATGATCGTCGGGCTGCCCGAACTGAAACGGCACCTGCGCCTGATCGTTGACGACGACGACGATGACGGAAGCGAAGATGACGTGATCGCGGCGATTTCCCGCGCTGCCGAACATCAGGTTTCCAATTGGATCGGGCGGCCCATCTATGCAGCCCCGGCGGATCTGCCGGCCGCCGGATCCCCGGATTACGCCCCGGGCCAGATCGTCGCCGATGATGCTATCCGCGTTTCAATCAAGATGCTGGCGGCGCGGCTTTATCGTTTCCGCGACGGTGAAGGATCCGGCGCGGATGATGCCGTGCCGCCGGCATCGGTCCGCGCCATGCTGTCGGCGCATCGTGTCTTTGTCAGCCGGCCGGGGGTGCAATCGTGAGCCTGGACCCCGGGCGAATGAATCGCCGCGTCCAATTCCTGCGCGCGCCCCTGATCGATGACGGGCACGGGGAACGATTGGGCGCCTATGTGCCGCATGGCCGGCGGATATGGGCATCGCGCGATCCCGTATCAGATGGAGAAAAGTTCCGGGCCGACAGCACGGCCCGCGACATGACGGATCGTTATCGCGTCCATTATTCGCGGCTGGCCGCATCGATCACCCTGGCCGATCGCCTGGTCTGTGAGGGCCGCACCTATGGCATCGCGGGGATCAAGGAAATCGGGTTTCGCGAAGGTTTTGAAATCACCGCCCGGGCGCTGCCCGATCGGGTTTGAGGGGGCGCCCATGACAGTAAGTGTCAAAGTTGCCGGGTTGCGCGACCTGGACAAGCAAATCGCGCGATTGAAGCCAGCAACCGGCAAGAGCGCCTTGCGCCGATCGCTGCGCAGCGTGGCCGAGCCGATCGCGGCCGACATGGCCGCGCGCGCGCCGGTGGATCCCAACGGCGAACGGGATCTGCAAAAGAGCATCGGAGTTGGCACGAAGCTGTCAAAGCGCCAAGCCAGGCTGCACCGCCGCATGTTCCGCAACAGCAAGGCGGCGGTGGAAATGTTTGTCGGTGCCGGTCCCGTGTCCGAGGCAACGCAGCAAGAGTTCGGCAACAGCCGGCACGTCGCGCAGCCATTTGCGCGGCCCGCGTGGGACGCCGCAACCGGATCGATCCTGGCGGATCTGTCGGCGATCATGTGGGCCAATGTCGAAAAGTCGATCGCCCGCGCGGCGAAGAAAGGGGCATTGCTGAAATGAAGCCCGAATTTCGCAACCTGCTGACCAGTGATCCCGAACTGTCCATGCTGTCGCCTGGTGGCATCCATTGGGGCCTAAAGCCCGCAAGCCGGCGTGGCGATTACATCACCCTGCAGCGGATCAGCGGCGAACCGGACCGCCTGATCCGCGGCCGGTCCAGCCTGACCAGCTATCGCATCCAGGTCGATTGCTATGCGCTGAACAGCCCCGATGCCGATGCCATCGCCGATCGCGTCCAGGCGATCCTGGATGGCCATCGGTCCGAGCCGTTCCCCGGCATTTTCCTGGACGGCGTCACCGACGACATCGACGGCGACGAAGAACAACCGATTTACCGAACGCGGATGGATTTCGCCGCGGTTCACAGAGGCTAAGGAGGCCCCAAAATGTCTGATGCCATCATCGCCCATGGGACGCTGATCGAAAGATCCCGCACGGGGCAGGAAGATTTCACGCCGGTTGCCGAGGCCAAGGGCATCGCGGTGCCGGCGATCACCCAAGATTATGTTGAGGCGACCCACAACCAAAGCGAAGGCGGGTTTCGTGAGTGGATCAAGGGCCTGAAGGATGGCGGGGAACTGGCCATCCCTGCCAACTATACCAGCGCGGCTTATGCCCAAGCCCTGGCCGATCGCGACCAGCCGGGGCCGATCTTTTACCGTGTCACCTTTCCGCTGGCCCCGGGCCAGACGCGGCCGGATGTGTTCACGTTCAAGGCTTTCCCCAATCCGCAAATCGGGGATAGCGACGATCCCGGTGCAATCGTCGGTCTGACGATCAGCCTGCGCACGACCGGGGAAATCACGTTTGAGCAAGGGGGTGAATGATGGCCGAGCGCCGCGGGACGATCAATTTTGAAGCTGACGGCCAGCCGCATTCCCTGCGCCTTGGCACCAACCAGATGGCAGATGCCGAAGATGCCTTTGGCCAATCGATCAATGCCATTGTGCAGAAGCTGCAGGGTGCAAATGTCCGCATTGGCGATTTGCGCAAGTTCTTTGCGATCGCCGCCGGCCTGCCCGATCAGGAGGCTGGCGACGTAATCGATGCCATCGGCATGGAACGCGCCGGGGAACTGTTGGGCCAAGCCGTCCAGGCCGCATGGCCCGAGCCTGAAAAGGGCGCCGCCGCGGGAAACGCGACCGGCCGGAAGCGGACCCGCTAGGATCCCTTCTGGCCGATTGGCTGGCGCGGGGCCTGGATTACGATCAATTCTGGCGCCTCACGCCGCGCGAGATCGTGGCGGTGGCCAAGGGCCACGATGAAAACCTGCGCGCCGTCACCGACGCGCATAGAGCGGTGGCCTATGAACAGGCCCAATGGATCGCGATCGCGGTCCGAGATCCAAAGCAAATGCCCAAGTTCAAGCCGTTGAAGCGGTCCGGCCCGTCCAAGATCCCGAAAGAGATCCAGACGGATCTGGTGCGGGCATTTTTCATGTCGAAGGCGGGGCAGTATGGCTAACGCGGTGATCGGCGCCCTGCGCGTCAATCTGGGGCTGGATAGTGCCAATTTCACAAAGGGGCTAAAGCAGTCCCAATCCAGCCTGCAGAAGTTCGGCAAGCGCATGGCGGTGGTGGGCGCTGGCCTTTCCGCCGCCGGCGCGGGCATTTCGCTGGCCATCCGCAGCCAGCTAAATGCGGCCGATGCCATGAGCAAGGCCGCCCTGAAAATCGGGATCCCAACCGATGAACTGTCCCGGCTGGCCCATGCGGCCGATATGTCCGGGGTTTCCATGACCACGCTGCAAAGCGCGGTTGGCCGGATGTCGCGGGCGATGGCGACGACGCCCGACAAGTTCACGGATTTGGGCATCGCCCTGCGCGATGCAAATGGGGAAATGCGCCCGACATCGGCCGTGATGCAGGATCTGGCCGACAAGTTCCAGGCGATGCCCGAGGGTGCCGAGAAAACCGCACTGGCCATGGATCTGATGGGCCGGTCCGGTGCCGAACTGATCCCCATGCTGAACGGCGGCGCGGCCGCCCTGAAAGGCATGATGGATGAAGCCGATGACCTGGGGATCGTGATCAGTCCCGAGATGGGCAAGGCCGCCGAGGCGTTCAACGACAATATCAGCCGCCTGACAAAGCAGATGGGCGGCCTGTGGACGATGATCACCGCCAACCTGGCGCCGGTCCTGGTCACGCTGTCGGATAAGATGGTGGCGCTTGCTGCAGGCTTTCGGGGCATGTCGCCGGAAATGCAGCGGTTTGCATCGATCGCGGCCGCCGCGGTGGTTGTCGTCGGGCCTTTGCTGTCTGGCCTGGGCCTGATGATCATGGGGGCCGCGCCTTTCGTGGCGGCGATGGGCACGATGGCAACGGCCATCAAGGGCATCACGCTGGCCATGGCGGCAAACCCCATCGGCCTGGCGGTTGCCGCGATCGCCGGCGCGGCGGTCCTGATCTATCAGAATTGGGATGATGTCGGGCCTTATTTCCAACGCATGTGGGATGGCATCAGACAAACCTTTAGCGGGTTCGGTGATTTCCTGTCGGGCCTGGTTTCCGGCGATGGATCCCTGGCATCGGCCGGGATCCGCACCGCATGGGAAGGGTTGGACAGCTTCTTTTCAACGCTGTTTGATGGCGTGGCCGTCGCGTTCGAGAACCTGGACGAACGGATCAAGGCCCCGATTGAACGGATCAAGGGTGCGTTGGATCTGGCCGATCGGGCCGGCCGCCTGGTCGAAAGGGGAATGTCGCGCGTCACCGGCGCCGGTGCCCCCGAGCGCGGCACCACGGCCCCGGCCGGGGCTGACGTGATCGCACCGCCAACCGGCGACCTGCGCAGCGGGCTGGCCACGGGCACGGCCGGGATGCGTGATCAGGGGGCCGCGGATGGCGCCAGCTATAGCGACGGGTTCGCCACGGAAATGGGCATCCGATCGCCATCCCGGCGGATGATCGAATTTGGACAATATATGTCGCAGGGCCTGGGCATCGGGATCGGCAACGGGCAGCCGGCTGTCGTCGGTGCCACGGCCAGCATGGGCCAATCGATTTCCGACACCTTGCTGCCCTATTTCGAGAA